GGAGTCGAACCACTTATAGTGCCGTGTAGATGACACTGTGCCTACCGGGCACCCTTCAAACACTGGTTACACTGCGGATGGAAGGTGTAAGTTTCCGAGTGAGCCCCGTACGGTGGGGTATACCTGTACTCCTGGCCAGGAGTGAGAACTGAGTTGGTAAGTAAGAGACATCATAATTTAGAACTGTCAAGGAGGATATTTGGACTCTCAACTTGGCCTGCTTTACTAAGGCTCAAATACAGTGATCAATACAGAGATCGTCGTCAGTGGCGTTCAGTTTAGTTCAACACAGGGCAATCTGTCGAGAACTAGACTCACGTGACCATGACTCTTACTCTGCTAGCTGAAACCTAATGCCCGAAAGGGCTACAAGGGACTTACGTCTTCGCATGTCTTGTCACACAGACTTCAATACGTTCGTTAACTACCTACCACAATCTTTAGCGGGCAGGATAGGTTTAGTGCCCCGAGGTCCAATGGATACACCCGGGTTGACGGACACCGTCACAAACTAAACCCGCCGTTAAAGGGGCGGATAATTACTGTCTTCGTAAGGAAGATTCGTAGACACCAGGATCAATTAAGAACCGGGCAACATGTTGGACTGCCCCTGATTAGGTACATTCCGGCTATTGATACTCTCACACTTCAACTCGTACTACTTGACATATAGAGAGGCCGTCTTGGCCACCAGATTGGTGATTCCCGCTACTTCTCCCACCATGCCAGGCACAACCTTAAGCGCTCCACTAATCGTAGACACCCACGTTAAGAAATTGCTCCAAAATGACGCATTGTCATAATAAGGAACTGCAGTGGGGTGAGTGTGGATAAACTCTTTCACAAGAGCTAGAGCTATAGGGTCATGACAAGGCGACTGAGAGGCAAAGTCATAAAATGCGCTATGGGTAGTCAACTGATACTCGACACAGGACCAAGTGCGAACAAGCGCCGAATTATTCACCGTCGCGGTTCCAGCAGGGAGCTTGATAAACACAGCTTCCTGAAGACCACAACCGATGAAGTTCAGCGATCCGCCAAGGGTAACTTCCGCACCTCCCACACCCGTGCTAACTTCTATTGTATCGGCCGCAAGGCTCCTACACACGGGGAGAAAAGGATAAGTATCTATCAATGGGGCTGTTACCGCATAACAACCATGATTGAAAGGCATGACAGATTGGGGCTTTAAACCTAGCATTGACTCAAAACCACTCAGCATATACGTCGCACCACCAGTAATGGTGGCGAGAGCTGTGCTTAGCTCTACGGGGCCCTTCCACACCTCAATTGCACCGCCCCACGTCATAGAATTGACAGTAGGAACGATCTCGATCACATTAGATGCTAATCGAAAATTATCTACTACGGAGTTCTCTATTGTTGGAGGAAACAGAGAAGCATTACCGTCGTAATAGACAGGCAAGAGGGTGAAGGCAGCCGCCGGAGTGCCGGGGTTCGTCTGACAATACCAGAAAGCGACACCAGGTGTCGGAAGTAAAATGATCCAGGTGTCCAGCGTAGCGCTGGGAGTCTGGGGAAGACCTTGAGTTAGGGTACACCGCTTAGCAAGGACACGACCGTCGTACGTGTCGGGTATACCCACAAAGGTATCCATCTCCATGTCGTTTGGTGAAGTAGTACACTTCATGTATGCCAACCCCGCTTTGGTGATGGGGGTGCTACTGGTTCTCTTCGCGCGGGGGACTTTCACACGTTTCACAACTTGCTGGAGTACTTGCTGTGGCGGTGCGAGCGCGTTTTGGCCTGCGGTTCTTCGGCTTCTTGCCGGTCTCCGCTTTGGAGCAGCTGCTGGGGCTGCGCGTCGATTCCTTCGATTTCGTGGCATGATGGTTGGGTGCTCGGGAGGCTATAGGTTCCTGATCCTTTGTGATAAGAGATGAGCGATTCTTATCGGTGCCTCCTTTTGTTGGTGCTGAGCCTTTGTACACATCTCCCTGAAAGATAGTGGGGTATTTGAACTCCTTCTTATGACATTTGAGATCAAGAATATGGGATGGAAATTCCTTAAAACTCTTCGCAGTTTCATATCTCTTCTCAATGATCTCAAGTGTAACCAGACTAATTCCAAGTCTATTGGCCACGAGACCTAGGGCTTCTCCCTCGTCAATTTCAAACGGCAATCCGATAGTTCCCTCACCCTCGGCATGGGCCTCTTCCTTCCATAAGGTGGCCAAATAACTACCCACTTTACCTCGGCAATACACGTCATATTTCTCATCAGTGGTCAACTTGCGTTTAGCACCAATGATACGTAGGACGGCGCGCGAGATAGTTCCTACCAAAGGAACTCGTGGATAGAGATCGGCCATCGGTGTAAATTTACGGATGGCTGCCTCATCAGGTGGTACATTGGCCCCGGTGGAAATGGAGCTCATTTTGCTACAAAAACGAATGGGGTCGTAACAATAGACCCGGGGCTTGAATCTCACTAATCCTAGGAAACTCGTTGGTGCGCCCAAATCGGCACAGGCGGCCTTGGCTATAAAGCCCAGCATATCGGCCACCTTAGTTGCAACTTCTACAGGAAGGTTAGGATGTAAGCCATCATCACCACCAACAAGACCGCACTCCTCAATCGCTTCCGCCATAGTCATACCCATATACACAAAGCAACAACAGATATAAAACATGTTGAGAATGGTATTGAACAAGGAGGTAAAGTACTCGCCAGAACGGCGTGATGCACCAAGGTGCACAGATACTCCCTTCAACTTCTTCGAATCAGGTTTGGCGTAAAGTTTTGAGTGCCACATCTTCCACAGTTCATGGTAATCCTTATGAAACGCCCTCAAGCCTAATTCCTCCTCCATTTCACGCATCCACATATTGACCGTGGCATCCATTTTAGAGAAATCAGTTTCCGTAGTGTACCCCATCTTCTTAGCACGCACCAGTAATCTCTCCCACAAAGCCTCAAGCTTCTTGGGAGCAATAAAACCATAGTGATCGCGCATAAAAGTGGATTCCTTTAGTACCCGCGTGAGCGGCTCGCCGAACATCCTAGAAAAGACACGTAAGAAATCATCCGGATCAGATATGAACCTAGAAGCTGAGGCAGGATCAACAGGTTCCGTCTTCAAAAACAATTTAATTGCTTCTGGATCGGGCCTTATCGCCTCATGTTCTTTCTGATCGAATTTTCGTGCCTGATTAGGGCGATCCAACTCTCTTGACTCCTCTACGGAGAGTGGCACTACAGTGCCAGCAATCTCTGATGGTAGGAGTAAATCAAGAAATTCCTTACGTGCCTTAACGATCCAATCTGGTGGAGTCTTGTCGTTCAGGTACGGAGCTACTCTCTCAGCCTCAGCTTCTTTCACAGCCTGGACGGTCTTGGCAATGACCCCAGTTTCTTGAATAGCGATGGATGGGAGGAGCTTCACAGGTGGATCAGCATCTTCAGCATTAACACATACTTCAGGGTCCAGTTTAATCACATAACCGTCGCCAGAGCCGCCCTCAAGTAACGAGGTGCCATCGCAAGGAAAATCCTGGATGCGCACATGGGCTTTAATGGCAAAAGCGAGATCAGGTGCTTCACGCACCGGGTCATATGACTTCAACACAGACAAATTGTGCTCTACAGACGCAATGGCGTGTTTCGTCCCGTTTCTAAGATCAACGTTGATGTAATCGTTATACGGGATATCCACAACCTTATAAGCTGCAACTTGCAGGGAAACAAATCGTTCATAACTCTCTGTCCTGTAACCAAGTGCATGGACGTTACCATATCCTTCTAGAGAAAAAGATGATTCTCGATAGTGGATCAAGTACTGCTCCAAGTCTCCAGCTCTAGCAAAGAGCGAGCAAGGTTTGCAGCATGGTCTAAACGTCTCGATGGGATCCAAAATTGCAGTCACATGCAAATGATCCTGTCGAAGCACAGTCACACGGTACAGTTGAACACCGCCAACGTGATTGATGGCCACAAGACGGCCAGTCAAATCAATGACAGGAGTAGCAACGATCGTTCCCGACCCTACCAGAGAGTCAGACGGTTTCTCAAATTCCACAAGCTCCACAGATGCCGGCTCGACATAGCCAACATAACCAAGTGCGTGAAGCAGAGATCTCCCAACGGATCTCCCGTATCCATCAAAGTAGGGGTTCAAACCCACTCTAGTGGTGTGTGTATCACCGGCCGGCCTAACGGGCATCAGCTGGGTGAAAACTATCCTGTGATCTCGAGGTGTAGCTGACAGCTGCGAGATGGAAGGATTTCGGAAGCGTAACGTACGCCACGGTGTCACCAATTGGTAATCCCCTGTGGGAGGTAGGTTCGTTTTTCCAACGGTCCTGAGAATGGAACGTTCTTCGTCAACAAGGCTTTGCCTGGCCTCGTTGCGGGCTGCTCGCATAAACGCATCAAGATGTTGAACATTGATGTCGTCGGCGCTTGGGAAGCAGTCAAAACTGTCGTCACGGTCGGAAGAGTCGTTTGGGCTAGTATAGTCCCGGGGTGCCTTCAAATCACCCTCTCCCCTGGTGGACGAGACCGGAGGAGTGCCCACAGATACCTCTGCAGGCCCAGTGGCACAGGAGTCAC